ATACTAGGGCTACTATCTAACCCAGAGTACCGAGGAGAAAAACGTATAGTATGCGACCCAGCAGGACAGGGAGAAGATACGGCAGTTATTTCGGTATGGGATAGACTCGTGCTCGTGGATAAAGTAGAGTATCTACAATGTACGCAAGATATATTGCAGAACGATATAAAAAGACTTGCCAGGATCCACCAAGTACCCATGAAAAGAGTTTTAGTAGATATTGATGGTATCGGTGTAGGTATACGAGATAACCTAAAGTGTATCGGTTTTCAAAATGGTGGAGCCGTGATAGATAACAGAAGTAAGCAAGATAAAAATGACGGGAGTGTACCAAAACCGAATTTCTCGAACTTAAAAAACCAATGTATATTTAAACTTGCAGAGATGGTAAAGGATTCTATGGTAAACTTAGAACATATAAAAGAAGACAAAAAACTTTGGGATAGAATAGAGCAAGAACTAGACGTGATAGTACAAATAGACCTAGACAAAGACGAAGCACCGCAGAGAGTTATAAAGAAGGAGGATATTAAAAGAAAAATCGGTAGATCTCCAGACTGGCTAGATGTACTCCATATGCTTATGTTTTTCGAACTATGAGGAGTCCAGAAAAAAGTAGCAGTAGTACGTAGGTACTAAAACTTTTTGATTTTAGATAAAATCATTTTATTATATTTAAAAATACTTTTTAAACTTTTCCCATGACTAAAAAAAAGAGAACTCAAAAAAACAAAGCCCCGATAGCTACAAGAAAAAAGAACGGTATGAGCTTTAATACTCTTATAGATAAAATAGACGAAAAAAAGGTGCGTATCTCTATAAATACCTTTTATACTATCTATCGCAGAAACGCAGATGTTAGGGCTTCCGTAAGGGAGATTTCAAAGCGTGTAGGACTAAAAGGTATATCTCTTGTAAGGTTAGACGAAGCAGCTTTAAGTACTCAAGAGCAAGTATTAGAAAATGCTATCATGGATATAGTACGACAGCCTACTATACTAAATTTCAAAACAAACGTATTTAAGCATAGCCTTGTAGGAGGAGAGCTTTACATAGTACCAAATTTTAACGCCCTAGGACAAATGGAAAGACTCCAGGTGTTAGACCCTCGAAGTATGAGTAAGTTTATTACTCCAGAAGGAGAAATAACTAAATTTGTACAGTATAACACCAACGGGACTAGAAAAATATACCAAACGGACGAAATAGCATACTTCCAATTTGAAACCGACCACGATAACGAAGCTAACGGGCTTAGTCTTCTGGAAGGTATAGTATGGGAAACTCTATCAGATCTAGAGACTACAAAAGGGCAATACTATTTCTACGAAAACGATAGCGTACCGAGAGCTATATATATTTTAAACCCAGATTTCGACTATAGCGAAGAAAATACAATAATGGCGTTAGACGAACTCGAAGAAGATTTAAAGGGAAGTAAGAATAGAGGTAAGAGTATTTCTTCTAATTTGATACAGGATGTAAAACCTATATCTATATCTGGGAAGGATATGGATACTATCGCTACTAGAAAACTTACTACGGAGAAAGTTTGTGCTATTATGGGAGTACCTAAAAGTATACTAGGGTATGTAGATAACGTAAACTACGCAAACGGAAGAGAACAGAAAGCGGAGTATATCGAAGGATCTATACAACCATACGAAGAGTTTTTAGAGCACGTTATAAATACTTGTTTCGAGAAGTTTACTAGTGATTTCGATCCAGAAAAGTATAAAGTAAACGTACAGAGTGAAAATCCGCACAATGTTTTCGATCTTTACGAGAGCCAGAGAGCGGACGTAAAGGACGGGATACTAACAGTAGAAGAGGTAAGAATAGAGAGAGGACTAGAACCAGTACCAACAACGGGAGACGAATAAAACTTGCTATTTAAATATAGTGTTATAAAATTTTTGAGTATATTATTTTTTTTATTTTTCTAGCATGACAAGATACCAAAAACTTTTGGAAGAGCTTAAAGCTAAAAATTTTACTTCCGAACAGATAAAAAGCTCTCTTTTAGAGAAAGCTAAAGAAGAGGTAAGAAATACAAATTTTGCCTTTTCTGGGATAAAAGCTACAGGAGAAGGAGAAGGCAGAGTAGTAGAAATTGAAGGATACGCTAGTACGAAAGACGTAGACCGTTACGGAGATGTAGTAGAGCCAACAGCATTTAAGGATACTATGGATCTTTACATGAAAAATCCGCAACTACTTCTACAACATAAGCACGATAAGCCTATAGGAGGGATAGTAGAGTACGAAATAGACGATAATGGACTTTATGTAAAAGGAGAGGTGCGACATAATGACGATGGAGCGCAAGACAAAATCGAAAGTAAAACTCTAAGAGGTTTTTCTATCGGATGGAGACTAAAACAAGCGAGAATAGAAGAAGTAAAAAACGAGGACGGAGAAATAGTAGATTTCCTATGGATTATCGAAGAGCTAGAACTACTAGAAATTTCTGTAGTTTCCGTACCAGCTAACCCATATACTCTTATGAAGTCTCTAGAGGACCTTACTGTAAAATCACTAGAAGCTATAACAGAAGAAGCGAAAGCAGACGAAAACGAAAACCAAGAAGACAACGCTAACGAGAACGACGGAGAAGAGGAGGAAATAGAAACAGAAGAAGAAACGGAAGAGGAAGAAAAAAAGGTAGAAGGGGAAACTAAAAACGACGAAGAGGAAGCAGAGGAAGGTACAGACGAGGAGGAAGAAAGTGAGGGAGAAGAAGTAGAAGAAGAGGAGACAGAAGAAAAAGAACTTGACGAGAAAAGCGAAGAAGATACCATATACGAAGCAGATACCGAAACCGATACTACTGAAAATCCATCTGAAACGGAGGACGTCAATAACGACGGTGGTACGGAAGAGGAAAAAGCAGCTAAGTTTACAAGCGACTTTATAAAGAAACTTGTAGACACGGAAGTAAGTAAAGTAAAATCTACTTACGAAAAAGAGCTTAAAGAGGAAGTAAAAAAACTCGAAGAAGCATTTAAGAAGGAACTACAGGACGAAGTACAGAGCCTATATAAGGAATTTAAGGAAGTATTGGAAAGCTTCGAAAAAGTACATAACTTTAACGAAGATCTGGTAAAGAAACTAAAGGAATTTAAAGGGGCTAAAGGTTTTATAACTCTCTCTACCATGAAAGAGAAAGAAGCAGGAGAGAAAAGTATAAAATCTATAATGGAAGCAATAAAAAACAGCAATAGAATCGGATAATATTTTTATAACTTTTTGGAAAAATGAACCATAAAGAATTAGCCTTAAAGGCACTAGCGGACGCAAGAGTAAAGCACGCTAACGTATCTATGGATAAAATAGGAGAAGAACTTAAAGAGTTTAAAGACGCAGAAACGAAAGCAAACGAAGTTTTGAACTCTGGAAACGCTGGAACTGGAGGAGATGTAGTAGAAAGTGAAAGACTTTCTAAAGAGATCCTAGACCTTATACCACAATACTCTGTACTCCTAAATAAACTTCCAGGGGATCACGGTAAAGGACTTTCTAAAAAGGAAGTAGTACCAGTACTCGGAGAAGCTGGACTATTCGAAGGTAATAGCGAGTGGACAGATCAAAGCGGGGACGTTTCACTTACTGCACCAATTACAGGAACTCTCCTTACTGGGAACGTATCTATTGAACAAGGTATGTTTAAAATGGGTATACCTCTTTCTAAAAGAGTACTTAACTATAGTGTAGTAGATCTTTACGCACACGTAGTAGGGCAAATCCAAAAATCTGCAGGTAGAACTATCGACGCTTATATCCTTAACGGAGATACAGCGCTTACAGGAAACGTAAATACTTCTACGGATATGAGTGCATATACTCAAGCGCAGAAAGACGCTCTTTACTTCCTCCAAGGGGATAATGGTATACGTAAAATCGGTATCGCAAATACTGTAGACATAGGAGCTATGGACGAAGACGATATTACGGATATGATCGTAGCTATGGGAGATTTTGGATACGATAGAGATAACCTTCTCTTCGCAACTTCTAACAATATCTCTACTGGTAAAATATCTAAATTTGATATCTACAAAGACGCTTCTAAGAACGGTGTAGGATCTACAGCAGAAGGAAGAGTACTTGACAAGGTAGCAGGTGTAGACCTCTTTACTGCTAGAGATATGCCAAGCGCAGCTCTTGCAACTGGTAAAGTTTCGGCTACTCCAGCTAGTAATACTACTGGGCAAATCCATCTAGTTTATACTCCATCTATACAGTATGGTTTCGGGCAAGATATGGACTTCGAGGTAGTTTCTGTACCAGGAAAAGGACTAGTACTCGTAGTAACTTTCGAGTTTGGTTTTGGTATAGCTTCTGCAAAGGCAGGACTTGGAGAAACAGTAGTAGGAGGGGTAAACGTTACTCTGTAATACTTAGAAAAATAAAACAGCCTCTAGTACACCTAGGGGCTTTTTTCTTGCATTTTTTTCGGAGGAGTTTATACTTACTCTTGTAAACTTTATTTTTTTACACTTATACCATGGCTACAAAAACCGTATATACTTTTGAAGCTCTAAAAGAGTTTCGAGTAAGAACACTAGAGGGGAAAAGAATAGTAAAGAAGGGGGACACCTTCGAAGTAGAAGCACACATTGCGAAAGTGCTTAAAAAATCTTACAAAAAATATTGTGAGGTAGTAGATATAGAAGAAGTTACGAAAGCTTCACGAGATCAGCTTAAAGACCTCGGAGTAAAAAATAGCTCTGCTTTCGACGAAGTAAGAGTAGAAGGAGAGGAAGAAGTACTAGAAGAAGATACACCACTTACAGGAGCACAATGTAAGGAAATTCTAGAAAAAGCAGTAGAAGACGGAAAACTAGAGAAATATGACAAAAAAGCAAAAGTAGCAAAACTTCGAGCTTTAGTAGAAGAAGTTACGAAAGAAGAAAACCTTTGACCTGTAGAAGGAGCAGAAGGGAAGGGATTAGTAGCGGAGGACGATTTAGCGAAAAGAGCTAGATTATTCCAAGAAGCAGAAGCGGTAGGGATGGAAATAGATAAAATTTCTCCTACTATATCTACAGAAGACCTAGAAGCAGAAGTACAAAAAGCTATAGACGCAGGAGAAGAAGAAAAAACAGTATAGTTTATAAATAATTTTTCGTATTATGAGCATAATAACTACTACGGAAGCTACGAATTTCGTAGGAGCAACCGTAACAGAAGAACTCATAGCGGACGCAGAAGCCCTCTTAGTGGGGCTTTTAGACGTAGATAGCCTAGAGCAGGATACGTACGACGTCGTGGCCATGGTAAAAGGTAGAAAAGTAATAGCTAGAAACTTCCCTATTACTTCTATCGAAGAATTAGGCGGAGAGGCTTATACTGGAGAGGAGCCTACAGACTACCAAATAAGGCAAAACATAGTAAGTTTTACAGATCCTACAGCTCTTAGCGCTGCAGTATGTAGACGTATAAAGTTTAAATACATAGCTGGTTATACTTCTGGGAATATGCCAAACGGTATAAAGCTTCTCGTAAAATATATAGCTTCTGGACTCTACAATACGAAAGAAAACGTAGGTACAGTATCTTGCAAGATAGGACAAGAAGCTTTCCAGTTTGCTAGTGTTTCCGATATGACGGATTTTAAAAGACTTCTAGCGAAGTATAGAAAAGTTTTTATTAGTGTAATTTAGAAGTTATGGTATGTTTCAAAAGTGGGCTTACTGCGGATATAGTAAAGCTCGACAAATCTTACGACTCTGGAGAAGAAGCAAAGGCAGAAGTATCTATATACTCTGCTATCAAATGCCACGAGATAAAAACAAGCCTCCAAGGTGGAAGCCTACAAGCTACATGACTTGCGGAACACACCAAAAAGGCAGAAAAAGTGTATAAGATCGGAAAGGAAAATACACTAGTAAAAATAGGTATGAAGCTTACCGTAACAGATAGCGACCTCGGAGAGTTAGGAACTTTCCTTATAGAAGATGTACAGCCAGTAAAAAATAAAGGTAGACTCCATGGAATATACCTACATTGTAACCGTTATAATAGTTAGCATGAAGTATAACTTTAAAATACTCCAGAAAATACAGCATAATGCTACAGATAGGGCTAGATACGCTATAAATGCTGGTTTATTAGTAGCGAAGGACGGTATAGACTCCAGAACTCCAGAGAGAGAAGGAGAACTACTAGAAAATAATACTATAACTCCAGCAGAACACGTAGGAAATAAAGTAGCATGAAAAGTATATAATACTACTCCATACGGTATTATAGTAGAAAAAGGTATACGAGGACGTATATATAAATATAGGAAGCCTAGAGGTTTCGTATTCTACGTTGGGCAAGGTGCTAGGATGTTCTCTAGGACCGCTAAAGAGGATAAAAACAAGATATTACAAGCTATAAAAAGTAAAATATGAAAAACTTTGATATAAAAGAGGTAGTAGACTACCTAAGCTCCGAAGCTACACTTACTACATTACTAGCAACTGTAACGTACGGAGTGGATACAGTACCGGCTATATATAGAAACCTCCCAGAGAGCGAAAATATAGACGGTATCTATTTTATGGTTTCCGAGACTCTGGATACCTTAAATGGTACTCTAGACAATGTTACTACTATGGAAGTAAGGATACTTGCAGGAAACGAGAAAATAACATACTCCCAGATAAAAGCAGTAGACAATAAAATAAAGGATCTCCTTATAGTAAAATTTGACTATAATAGCTTCGAGGTATACAATACCGTAGTAAAAAGTGGTAGAGAGCTACTAAATGAAAAGGACAGAAAAGAGTACGTAAGAGATTACGACCTATATTTTTTAACCTAGTTATTATGAGTAAAGGTACAAAAACAGAGAAAAGTAAGAACTATATTCTTAAAAATGCTATCTATTTAGAAGAAAAATTTATTAAAAAAGGTAGTAAAATTTCCCTTACAGAAGCCCAGTTTAAGGCTATAAAGGGTACAAATATAGAAAAAGAACTTATAGAAGAAACCAAATAATTTTGCACTTTTAAAAAAAGGCTTTATTATTTTTACGTATATTATTTTTTTTATTTTTAGCAACCATGACAGCAGTAACACCAGCACATATAAATAAAAATGCTGCAATAGTAGAAATTGCAGCCCGTCCAGCAGTTTTTACGGATGTAGCTAGCGACCTTTCTAACGTAGCAGCAGTAAAGACAGCTATAGACGCTCTTACTTTCGAGAGACTTGCTTCTGTAATTGACGTACAGACAGCAGAAAGCTACGCTAATATCGTTAAAGTAGAGGCAGACGATACAGGAACTATACTTACAAACGCAGACCCAGACGTAAAAATTACGGGTAGCTGGTACGAAGTATTTAACCCAGACCTTTTAGCTATGATGGTAAATAAAGTTAAAGTAGTAGATACTGGAGATACTTATATCGGTAATGTTATAGACTCTCTAGACCTACCAAAACTTATTGCTAGAGTAACTTCTACAGACCCATCTACTGGGAACGTAAAAATTACGTATCTTACGGATACAAACTTTACTGGAGAAATTGTAACAGCTTTCCTAGACGCAAATAGAGCTGGTAACCTTCCAAACTCTGCTTTCGAATTTACTGGA